TAGCAGGGAATCTCTGCACAAACAAATCATAGGCGCGGCGCAGTTTCAATTTTCCAGTGCCGCCGCCCAATTCCTTTTCCGCCTGCATAACCGCCCATAACAGCCATTGTTTCACTTTGACGCGCTGTGTTTCGGTGGGCATATTCAGAAATCTGCCGATACACATACCAATCACGCAGGCAACCGCCAGAAGCGCCACCACTAAGTACCAGTTTTCCATTAAGAATGTAATCTGTCTCATTTCATCAAGCCTCCTTTATGCTTCTACCTTTTCCCATCCGCTAGGGTATTCTGTCGGGCTCCATGTATTATTATCGATAAGAGAACGATACACCGCGCCATCCTTCGTGCAGCAATTTCCCTTCATGTAAGGGGACGTTGCGAGCGCGATAAACGGCTTCGCCTTTTCGGGGTTGTCACTCCATACGAACCCCCACTGTGCAGGCAGTTCCTCTGGCTCAGCGGTATAAATACTGCTGTCATAGACCTGTAACAGCTTTACCACGCGCTCTGCGGTACTCTTACAGATAAACCCGACAGGGCGATTGAGCATATTTTCTTTTTCTTTCGCTGTCTGAAAATCAGGAATAAACCTGTCCTCAGCGTTTAATTCCGTTCCTGTCATAGTGTCCGCTTTCTCCTGCACCGCCTGCGCCGCCAGCTTCGCCATGTGCTTAATCGTTTCCATCATACCTCATTCACCCCTTCACTGATTGCCGCATTTAATTTCTCTATTGTCACGCTGTCCGCAGTAAGGGCGTTTAACTGCTCCTCAATGCGGTCAAGCTGGGTTGGTTGTGGTTCTGGCATGGGTTCTGGTTCGGGTGGTGTGTATTCTGAAAACGTACCTGTTTCGGGGTCATAAATCATGCCGAGCATAACCGTATCGTCACAAGGAATAGCAGCCACAGGGTTGCCCGATGGGTCAGGTGGGTAGTAGGGTTCTGTTTCCCTGTCTTTCAGAACGTCAATCACTCTGTTTTGTAAAATCATTGCATAAGTTTTCATATTCTCACCTCACCATTCGATAATTACAATACCGTTGCCGCCAGAGCCGCTTATTGCTCTTTGTCCGCCGCCGCCGCCGCCAGCACCGATTCCTCCATCTTTACCTGCCTCAGAACTGTAGTCACCATCGCTGCCGTCTCCGCCTCGTCCAAATCCTGCACCGCCGCCCCCGCCACCACTATATGTGTCGCCGCCTGTGCTTGATCTGTTATAACCGCCTTTGCCGCCATAAGATTCAGGACTATCTTGACCGTTTTCACTATATGTGCCTGCTTTTGCACCGTATCTACCGCCAAGTGCACCATTATGTTCTTTAAACTTCTTGCTCCCTCCACCTTCCAGTGTAACTAAATTACCAATTACAGTCGCACCGCCGTCATTGCCTGCTGTGCCGCCGATGCCTATTGTAATCCGAATGCTTGTTTGTGGCGTAACAGAATATGCTTTTTTAATTATTCTAGCTCCACCCTGTCCTCCGCTATGATTGCCGCCAGCACCTGCGCCAAAAGCAGTCACTAAAATCTTTGTTACACCGGCAGGAACAGTGAATGTGCCATCTGATGTGAATGTTTGTGTGCCGTGTGCCTGTATCATCTTATCCAAAGATAAAAAATCGCTTGTCCCAAGAGTGCTGTTCAATGCGTTCTTTATTTCTGCCCAAACACTCATGAAATCACCTCCGAAATGCTACCATCACTTTTGAATGTTGTTGTTTTTGTTATCGAAAGACCGCTTGCACCAGTGAATTTTTCCTGAATGTTTCCATTGGACAGGAAGGTAGTTACCTTTTTATCGCCATTTGCATTGGTTTCCGTAATACTGCCATCAGAATTGAATACGGTAGTCTTTGCTTCAAAGCCCTGCAACGCCATAAACGCCGCCCGATTCAGCGGTGTACCCTCTACAGATGGTTCGTCCGCCATTTCAACCGTTACATATTCGCTTGTTCCATCTGCATGGGTGATTTTTCTCCGCCCTGCCTGTGTTGGGATTCTATCTAAAAAATCCTTCATAGCAATCGTTCACCTCCGCTGTTTATCGTTCCGCAGGGGATGTATTCCTGCTTCATATTTTCTGTCATTTCCTTGCCGACCGCGGCAACCCGTTCCCAATCGTTAACTTCCTGCCAGTCAAGGTAATTGCTTTCTCCGAACACAGGCAAACCCAAGCCAACCAAAAACAACCGCACCAAAGCGGTATAATTCGCTCGGATACGGTTGATTTCCGAAAGCCAAGGTATATTGACTTCCTGCCAATCAGTGTAGGTTATGCCGTTGAAACTCTCCTTGTAGTTTCTGTATGTTCTGGGGATGTAGTATCCTTCATTTTCAAGCCACCGCATCAGTTCCTTATGGTTTCCCTCAATGCGGTTCAAGTCCTGATAGTTCAGTGCGCCCTTATTGTTTTCCTCGTTCGCCTGAGCCGTTCTCGCCGTAACAGTGTCGGTTACAGTTCGGTTAAAAATCGGTGTTATCCAAGCCATTAGCTACCACCCCCAATAATATATTGGCACTCGCCCTTGATTGCGCCGTTATAGGTCAATTTCTGCTGAACCACGGTAACAGGCGTTTCATTCGCGAAGTTGCTTGTGAAGTTGACAGAATCGCCAACGTCCAGTTCGGGATATCCTCTGTCTGGCGCACTGTAAGTGTTGCGCCGCAGAGTAACCGCCGCTACCCAGTTTGCGTATGCGATAGCGTCCGTCTGGTTGTCAATGAGCGTATTGCTAACGCCGCTCAAATCCTCGCCTACGTCACTGTATTTCTTCCTGTACTCGATTTTATTCTCCGTAAGGCTATTTCCATTGACCGTTACCGTACCGTTTCCCTTGAGCGTTACTACGGTTTTGTAGGCATAATATTTAGGCGTGCCGACAATAGACAAGCCGCCGCTTACCTCTAACTTCTGATTTGTAAAGGCTTGATGAGTAAAGGTGTACTCGTGTTCGGTAGGGGCTGAAATTTCAACAGCATTGACTGCCGCCGTCAATTCGGGATTTACCTTGATGGAGTTATACTCGACTGATAGGTTGCGAAGTGGCGGTATCTTTGTTGTGGTTGGCGTATCTGTCATTTTGTCGAAGTTCATGTCAAACCCAGTTGTTTCTGCGCTTTCTCTAAGGATTTGAATATAGCCGCCTCTGCTGTGGCTCATAACACAACGCCCTGCATTTGCTATCAGCTGCAAGCACTCATTCACTTTGGAGGATGGAAGGGGATTGTGCGTGTAGATTGTTTTCAGTGCGTTATCCAGTTCGATTGTATTCTCAAATCCCGCAAACTTCATAACATCTGTCGCAAGGTCGAACAGACTTCTTCCTGCCGCCGAATACACGCCCTCGTCATAGGTCATTGTCAAATGGTCTGCCAGACCTACACACTTTATGCTGACCTCTGCCACAATGCCAGATTTCGATACATCAAAATCTCCTGTAGAGTAAGACAAGCCCCAAGGTATCCACTCGATAGAGCCGTCCGACAATTCATAGCCATACTGGTAATTGACAGGCTGTCTGCTTTCCAGATATTCCCATAAGCCCGATGGGTTTTCGGGGTCATATCTTCTTTGCGTATCAATCAGCGTAAATTCAAATTCCTGTTTCGGAATTTTGGACGATAACAAGTCAATCTCCTTTGTAGAAGAACAACTTGCAATATCATCCGAGCCTAATCGGCTAACCAGACCGTACACCAAGGAAAGCAATCTCGCCCTGCGGTGTGGTATATTTGAGTTCAGCCAATAGAAGGACAGTTCATTGCATAACGGAATCTGGTCTGCCATTTCCCAATATGTAGTATCAGGCGAGTAGGTTTTATCGAATACAGATACAGAATCTTTCTTTGCCAGAATCCGAAAACTATTCGGGTAATCACCCATGCTGTCATCAAACTGGAAGGTCAAACCGGGAAACTGCACATAATCGCCGAATGAAATTTTCACAAGCGGCTTTGTAGTGTATGCCCCTGCATCACCGCTGATTGTCAATCCTGCATATCCCTGATAGATGGGGTTGCTCTCCGGCGGCAGAGGGTTCTTTCCGTCCAGAATAAATCTGTTTCGCTCCAGCGTCTGATAGGTGGATGGGGCGGTTGTGCCGACATCCACGCTGTCAACATCGCTGTACGGCAAATGACCGTTATCTGTTTGTGTACTCAAGCCGGGTGCGTCTGGGTCTGTCACGCCAAATACAATTCTCACATAAGAAGGATTGCGGAGCGTTTGCTCTGTTTCCTCTTTCCATTTTGCTGTTACCGGATACATAAAACCACCGCCTTACTTCCCTGTATCTATAAGCGAGGCTTTCAGACCTGTAAACATTTTCGGTGTGCCATTCTCGGACACCCAATATGTAGAAACGGAATAATCTCCCCAATACATTTCCCTTGTGATGAATTTCCCTTCCTTCGGGTCATAATAGGTCACTTCGCCTATGAAAGTTTCGACCAGCTGCAAAATCTTCTGCAATTCCTTTGGATAAATAACCTTCCACTCCAAATTCAATTTCACTTGGCGGCGGTTTATCTTTTGAGCCACCATAACGCCCCTTGCATTTCTGCCTCTGTCAACCATCTGCTGACCTTCGTATTCTTGCACAGAAGGGCAGGTGATTTCTATGCCGTTATATTTGATTACTGCCACAAAAACCACCTACCTTTGAAATGCACCAAGGCCGAAGTTTATCCCTCGTCTTGCTGATACTCTCTGCTGATTGTTATAAATAACATCTCCATCCAGTTCAATCTTCTGGTTCAGTTCGATTGGCTGACTGCTGCCATTTGCCATTGCCTGTGACATAGCTGTTAAAACGGCATTAAAAATCGCACGTTCTATCTGGTCATTGCCGCCAACGGCTGTTTTGCCGCCAATACTTCCGACCAGTTCCGGTCCTGCCTCTCTTGCAACAAACAGTTCGCCAGACCGAGGGAAACCACCATTCGCAAACATTTCTATGTTGAACCGCTGCGCCTGTTGCATGGTGTAGCCGCCGACATGACTGTATTTTTTACCAGTCAATCCTGCCAGTGAGTTTGCGTCCGAAACCATCTGGTTCAGCATCCTTGTAACTTCATCCGAAACTTGCTGCAAGGTCTGCCTGATAGCGTCAAACGTGTTGTAAATGTTATCGTAAACTTTCAACAGATACGCCGTTATCTGTGCCTTGGAAACCGTACCGAAATTCGTTGTCATATCACTTATGGTTGAATAGAATGTATTCATACTTGAAATAATATCTGCCTTTAGCACCGCAAAGTTTTCTCTCAATGTAGCCCATGTCGCATCCCATTGTGAAATATCTGGTGCTTCGACCGATACAACAGGTGCAAGGCTACCACCGCCAGATACTTTGTCTACGATTTTATCAATAACACTGCCTGCACCCTTGACGGATTCTACCATACCTTCTATGATGCCTGCGCCAACCCAAACGCCTGTTTTGCGCTTAAACAATTTGGAAGGAGAGTGGATTTCAGCTTCTTTGTTTACTTTTTCAAGTAGTTTTTTTACAAAGCCGCCAACCTTATTTCCAAAATTACTTGCACCCTCCAAAATGCCATCCAGTATAAAGCTGCCAATACTCTTAATGCTTTCTATGGTCTTTCTCAATTCTTCCATGATTTTCTGCGGAAGTTTCCCGAACCATTCAGCAACCTTATCCAAGATTTTCGGCACTTCTGTGTTTACCTTTTCGATTGACTTGTCCTTCCAAAGAGTAATTTTCTCAAGGAACAGAATTATTTTATCGTAAATCTTCTGCGGAAGTTCCCCGAACCAAGTTGCAACACTGGTAACGATGTTGTTTACCTTCTCGCTGAATGCGTTGTATGCACTTGTAGCCCAATTCGGTATTGTCTCTGTAAAGAATACCGAGATAGCAGCACCGACTTTGCTCGGCAATCCAGAAAACCACTTGACAATATCACTTATAATCTGCGGTATTGTTTCCGTGAAGAAATTCTTAATTGCAGTCCATTTTTCAGAAATGGTTGTTTTGACGGCTTCCCACAATTCAGATGTTGCGGTCTTTAATTCGCCCCATTTCTCTGGATAGTAACTTACAATTTCATCCCATGTTGTTTTAAAGAAATTTTTAATAGAGTCCCATACTTCGACTACTGTTTTCTTAATACCATCCCACAACTTTGCAAGAAACTCTTTTATCTCATCCCAATGCTTTATAGTCATAAAAACGGCTAATATAGCCGCCCCTATGGCAAGTCCCCAAGGACTTAATATAAACCCTGCAATCTTCGGTCCAAGACCAGCAATAGCAGTTCCTATACCAGTAACAATCTCCGAGCCCGCTATCTGCGCTGCGATTGCTTTGGCTATTGAAGCACCAAGACCAGTGAACTTCAACAATGCAACAGCAGCTATGATGGTTGATTCTATCGGCGCAACATCAACAAAGCCATTCCACGCTTTAAGAGCCGCCGATATTGCTTCAAATATCAGTGTTCCGATATTGGACAGAATGGTGACAAAATCAATTTCCTTTATGAATGTTCCAATTTTTTCTCCTATCATTGCCCAATCTGTACCCTGTACGGCTTTTATCAATGTGGTTAAAATACCGTTTATCCATTTATTAGCCGTATCCGCGGCAAGGACAAATTCAAATGTGGAGAAAAATGTGTTAATCCCAGCTGCTATGGACAGCCCGAAATTAGACCAATCAAATGTAGTGCCAAAAGAATCAAGGAAGTGTAGTGCAGTGTTTAAAGCTCCTGCTATTGTTGCCCCCAAAGCAGAAAAAGTTTCTGGCGATATTAAGCCGTTCAAAAAACTTGCCAATCCTGTGCCGAATTTATCTGCCTTTTCATATATCGCTTCCCAGTCGATACTGCCGAGTGCATCTTGTAATTTTTTTCCCAAATCAGCACCAAGGCTGTAAAAGTCCCCCGTTTTAAACGCTTCTTTTATTCTGTCAGCAAGACCTTTTATCTTGGAATCAATCTCGACCGTTTCAAACATATCGGTAGGGAGAAGGTCTCCTGCGCCGCCAGCACCACCGCCACCAGCACCGCCGCTATCGTTCTGCTTGGTATCTATGATGTGCAATTCGTCAAATCCAAGCGTATAGTCCTGCATTTCCTTCAATGCCTTAGCCGCTTTCCCTGCGCCGCCTGCCGTTTTTTGCAGGCTTTTAGCGTAGTCCATCTGCACTTTTTTAGCCTGCACCGCATATCCTTTGCCTGTCAGTGCCGCAATGAATTGTCCCAACATATTGATTGCCTTCGCAAGCCAACTAATGAAAGTAGCAAGGTAGGGCGCGACAACAGAAAGAATAGGCTCAAACGCCGCCGCAAATGCGTTTCTCAACTGCATTAAAGCGGACATCATAGAGGAAATGTTGGCATTTACTGATTGACTGTACTGCGCTAAACTCTGCATACCCTCTGTAAATGCAGATTGTATGGTAGAAATCAGCTGAAATACAGTGGAGTACAACACAGACATACCGACCATTTTAGGCAAAGAAAAACTATTTCGACCGCCAGAGCGACCGAAAAGACCACCGGATGAACGCCCACGAGATTTATTTGAGCGTTTTCTCTGTCCTTCTCGTTGCGTTTTTTTGCTCTGTTTTTCCTGCAACCCCTCTTGAATACTTGGTATTTTGGAACGCGCAAGCGCAATAGTATCTTTTAGATTAAGATTTGCTATTTTTGATTTTTGGCTTATTCTCTCCAACTGCTTTTCAAGCGGTTTCAACTGTTTGGCATTTGCACCAGACGCTTTTAATTCTTCTATGGTTTCGGTCAGAACTCTAACCGTATTTTCCATATTTTTAAATTCTCGTTCTGCCTTTTCGACTTCCGGAAACTTAATTTCACTAAGTCCGAGTTTTTCTAAGTCAACTCTAAATCCATTGATAAGGCTTTTCGATTCCTCGATGGTTTCTGCGAATTTTCCGTTATCAATATCCAGAACGCCTGTCATGCCAAGATTTTTTGAAATCTCTTTTTCTATTCCAGAAAATCTGTCTGTTTTTGCGGCGTTTTCCGAAACACGTTCCATTGCGGCGGCAAGCTGCCCTGCAACGGAAACAGCACTGCTTGTTTCGCTCGTTAAATCAGACATTGATTTTGCGGCATCCTGTATCTGTTCTCCGTTAATCTGCTTGCCCATGTCAAAAATAGGAATGTCCTTCAAATGACTATAATCTTCAACAGGTGCAGATTCTTTTTTTGACTTTTTTGTGAGTTGTCCGAGATTCACGCCTTTTAACGAAACACCGATTTCCTTTGCGCTTTTTGCGGCTTTTGAAAAGTTATGTGCTATGATTCTTGCTTGTTTTGCAAATTCTTTTATTCCGTTAATCTCTATTTCTGGTGTTTTAATGCTTTCCAAAACAGATTTAATTTCGCGTATTTGCTTTGTAGAATCTCCTGTTTTCCCGATACCCTCAATGGACTTGCTTAACTTTTTGACAGACTTTTCCGCTTCTGCGGCATCTGCAACAATCTTTATCTCAAGTTTATCTATTTCACTCATTCTTCATTTCCACCACCTTCCCGTGAGAGATTTCAAAGTTTGACTGCATAGTTTTTAAACGCTCAACAAACAATTCGCGCTGTTTTTGTAACTCATAATCGGAAAGGGGTTTGTTCTGCTTTTCGATTTCTTCAAAGAACGGATTTTTGGGATACTCTGACTTAGACTTTCTTCCTGCCAAATTCCGCTCTACACCGACAGTAACTGCGGCGAGCGTATATTGTCCGTTTATCCAATTCATGTAATCTGCATTTCTGAAACGTTGGTTGTATCCTTCTGCAATCGCAGACAATATTCTCGGGTTCATTCTCCAAAATTCATCCCACGAAACCCCGATAGCGTATGCCTGTGGAAACCATTCAGCAATCAACAATTCACGAAACGATTTGTATTTTTTTCTTATTCCGCTTCGCTCTGATTTTCCGCAGTTTCCGCTTCCGTTGTCTTGTTGGCAGCCCGAAAAAAATCAGACTGTTCCATAGCATCAGACATAGCTTCTGCCATTTCCTCAAGACTCCCACCGGAAACAATGTGTTTCTGCATCTCTTCCCCAGCCGCATTTCTTCCAATTCCGGCGCAGATGCCGAAATAAGCTCTCATCATGGACATAGGCTTATCCTGCATGACTTCAAGAGAAATTCCTTCATCCTCCAAGTCACAAACAAGGTTAAAATCAAATTCTTTTGCCTTATACACTTTTCTGTTAATGGTAAAGTTTTTCATTTTCATATCTCCTTTTTTTTGAATAAATAAAAAAGGGATGGTTTTTCATCCATCCCTTTATGTTTTATTAGTAGTAATATTCGGCTGAATTGGCGTTTTCTTCGCTATCCGTCACAGCCTGTTCATTCTGCGAATAGCGTTTTATTCCCCCGAGAACGCAACCGTAGCATCCATGCCCTTATATTCTTCAATCGTCAGTGGCATTTCAATTGTTAGAAGTTCGTTCTGGCTGATTTCCGGCTGTGGTATCTGTTCGGGCGGCTGTGCCACAACAAAGAAAGAGTTTTCAAAACCGGGCACGATTGTTTCAAACCACATTCTTTTGCCGCCTGTCAGACCTTTGTATTCTGTAATCAGATTCTCCCATTCTTTTCTGGTATCATCAGTAAGGTTTACAGTGATATTGAAAGAGCCACCTGTGTCAGCTCTGCCCTTAACATATCTTGTGATTTCATCTTCCAGTGCAGAAGCGTCAATCTGTTCTGGCTCAATAGTAATGCCGCCGATAGTATTTATTCTTGTAAGCTTTTTGAAGCTTGCTGGTTTTGTTCCTGCTGTGGTTTCCACACCATAACCAAATGTGATTCCCAAACTGGAAATACCTGCTACTGCCATATTTCATTCCTCCTTTTTTGCATAAAAAAATAAAGCCCTAAACGGCTTTATCACGTTAAACTGTCATTTGCTCCTATTGCTCTTTGGAATCTTGCGGTACTTCTGTATGTATCCCCCTCATTAAATTCTGGAAGGGCAATAACCTTGAACCGCATTTCTTTGAATACGTCTGCTACAACAGACATTATTCTGCCTACATCCGATTGGCTTGTGTTTGTAAATACATCAGCTTGGAAGGTTTCCAATGTTGCGTTTATGGAAAGTCCCTCAAGGTCTGTTCCACGCTCCGCTGCCGCCATACGATGAATATAGACGGTAGGGAAGATAGCATCACTTAACTTCTTTCCGTTGCTTGTGAAGTATATGGTCGGATATTTCGGCTCTAATTTTGGCTTAGCCTTCGTCTTTACGATTGAAAATACAACCGTCCCAATGTCATAAGCCCATGAATTATCACTCAACCAAACACCTCCTTTGCAACTTCCGCAATCTTTTCTGCTAATTCTATGGAAGTTTCATACATAAATGGGCGAGAGGGCATACCCTTTGTCCAGTGCCATTCGCCGTCACGAAAGTAAAACCATCCTTTTTCTCCATGATTATTTACGTCATACTTCCAACCAACAATGCCAATATCGGGATGCGGATTTTCCTCCCCGACAACGGCTGTACCGAATTCAATAAATTTTGCCCAAACGCATCCAGTGTACACAATCCACGTTGCACCTTTTTTAATAACCGCCCCTTGCTCATAATTGATACTGCTAAGAAGTTCTCCTGTATAAACAGCATCGTATTGAGCAACCTTCATTTTGGCGGTCTGTGCGCCGATTTGAGCGAGTTTTTTCGCAAACTCGTTACATTTATCGGCTAAGCTATATGCGTAGTTCTCAACCTCTTTTACGGCGTTCTGGATGGACTTATTGGACATGATGTTGATTGATATTTTCTTAGACATAGAACCACCTACAAAATTTCAAGTTCTTGGAACACTTTTAATATTTTTGGTGCTTGTATTGCAATCCAGTCAACCATTTCCTCGTTCTCAGCCCATGCGCCATAAATTCCATGTGTATTGGAAGATAAACCACTTTCAAAAAGAAAGGCATGGACTATCTCATGCCTAAGTTTCCTTTTGTTTAAGTTGATTTTTCCATCTTTCGTTAGGTCTTTTTCTTTTGGATTTAATACATAAATCACTTTGTCATAGAAATTGCACAGAGCGTCCGATGATTCCTCGAAATCCGAAAACCGTTCCGGATATTCATCCACAAACATAATTGAATATTCCTCTCCGAGAATATTTACAGTTTTATTTTCCATATTGCACCTACTTTACATTCTTTTGCAAAAGAAACAAATCAACCGTCAGACCTTCATCCGCAACGCCTTTGACAATGTAATCACAGCTTGTCTTATCGACCATTGCTGCTTTATACTGCACCGCTGATTTCTTCCACACCAAGTCCCCGACAGACAAAGGAAGTTTTCCCTTGTCATCGACAATCTGAACGAAATTTGTTGAATTATCAACACCAAACTCCTTAATAAGAGATTCGCTCAATTTGTTGCTTATGGAGGAATGGAAGGGTATAGGCACACCGTATCCCATTGTGTATTCCCCTGTTTCTATCGGTACTTTGTTTCCGTCCACAGTGATGTATTTCAAATTCCCATCCTCGTCCGTATCATAGACAGGGACTTGACCGATTTGCTTTGCATAGAACATCTTTTGTCTGTTAATATCGAGCATTTGAAACCACCTACTCATGATTCATTCGTTCCTCAAGAGTATCAAGCCTATGATGTGCAGATTTAAGGCTCTGCTCCAACTTGATAATCTTATCATTGTGCTTATTGATTTCTTCTCTCATTGTGGATATTTCCGACTTTATTTCCTGTGTTGTTCCTGCGATAGCATCCAGTTTCATATTGATTCTGGTGTTATCCTTCACACGCTCCTCAATATCCTTTGTGTCTGTATGCTTGCTACTTTTCAACCCGAAAAAGACGGAAAATGCCAAAGATACTATACTTATGAGGTATGCTATTTCGACTTGCATTTCTGTACCGCCTTTCTGCTTAATAATTGCGCATCAGCCCACCGCCACTTGATACGATGCGCCCCTGCTGCCGTTTCGTTAAGAAATAGAAATCTATAGAATTTAATTGAAAATTAAGTAGAAAATTTAATGAAATTTCATTTATTTTCGCTCAAACTTTCATTATTCTATAGAATTATTGAAAGTATACTTAACATTTTGAAACGGCAACGCACTAAAAACGACTAAAGCTGGTTCGCTTTAACCAATTTACAGAACCTTTACAAAAGGGTATACGCCAAAGAACAAATCCTCTCTATTTTTCCAAGAACGGCTAACTCCGTTTTCAGAATAGCTTGCCATGTAGGCTTCTCCTGCTTGCGAGCGGTCATACACTGCCAAATCAACGACATTGTTCTCAAATTTTTTCAAATCCTCGGCAATGTCATCATCTGTGTATGTATCTGGATACATACGCTTTATGGCAATCTCTTTTTTTGCCTGCTCTATCAGTTGATTTAAGAGTGGGTTTTCTTCCTTTCGGTCGAATACCACAGTATCGTCCTCGTCAACGTGAAACTGCCGCAGTCTGATTTTTACTTGCTCTAAAATGCTGTAATCAGCCATAAGCAATCACTCCCCTTACATGCCAAACGCAGACAAGATATACTGTTTCAACTCTGTGCCGTTCATTTCAGCTGCGCCACCAATGCCAACCTTCAACGCCAACTGTCGCAGTTCATCGACAGGCATGCGCGCGATTTCGCTTTTTGTATAGGCTTTCTTGCCATTAGAATCTGGAACTTCCTCGAAAGGCTCATACCAGATGCCGTTATGTTTTACTTTGTGGTCGAATTTCATTTAACCGACCTCCTTTTTAGTAGCATTTAATAACATAGGTGCTGTCCATTCTCTCATAAGAGGGCAGTACAATTTCGGATACGGTTGTCTTTGTCTGCACAGGGTCATTAGAAACCGTTACCGCAACTGCAACACCTGTATTGACAATGGATACATCCGCATCTTTGCTGCCCATCAGCGTTCTTTCTTCTGGTGTAGTACCGTACCATGTGTTACCCAGTGCGCCGTTAGGAATCAGTGTCGCGAAACCATCTGGATAGAATTTGGCAGCGGTGCCAGCCTCGTTTTTGTACTGCTTGGAATAAACAACAATGTTGATACCCAATTCAGCAGAGAATATTTCCTTCACCCTGTTATCGTTCATGAAGATGTTCGCCGTTATATTCTGCGCCAGAATTGCGGACTTGATTTTCTTATTCTGTTTCAGATAGTCCATGGTCTTTCTGGAAATAATCATGATAGAAGGTCTTTCACCTGTTCTGGATTCTACGGAATCCAGCGCGGTCGCGATATCGCCCATAGGGTCAGAGTTTTCAGTATCAGACCATTTATCAGTTGTTGTTGTCAATTCCGCAAAGTTATTTGTTTTGTACTCGTTGTTAGGGTCATAGTTGTATGCGTATGTAGCACCATCTGCCTGAATGGAAATTTTAGGAGAACCGTCAGAAGGGGCTAACAGCTGCATAATCATTCTTTCTGGTACAACTTTTGCACCGTCAACCAGTGTGTTGGTATCATCGAAAATTCTTCTCAGTACGTCCTGTGCGTATGGGTCCGCTGTATCCTGCACACGCATGATTTCCTGTTCGTCAATTTCCTTGACAAGCATAGATTCGCGGAAAAACGCCATTTCTGTTTCTGTCATCTTGAACCCTTCTCTGCTTCTCAGTGTAGAAACCGCATCGAAATTGGAAGGTTTCAGAGAAACAGGAAGTCCCTTTGAAGTCTTAATCCATTTCAGGTCAAGACCCATTTTCTTTTTTGCAGGGAACAGACCTTCGCCAAGATAGGGGATTCTGTTACTTGCTACTTCTGTCTGCACAAGGGCAATCGCCTTTGCGTTATATACATCTCTAATATTCATTACTTTTTGCACCTCCTTATTCAAATACAATCAGCGGCAGTGCCGTCTTTACCGCCGCCGCAATCGTAATCCCTGCGTTCGCGTTCGCATTTACTTCGTTTACACAAGCAAAAGCCTTGATGATAGTGCCGTTAGGGTTAGAATCGTACACGTCATAAAGCAGGATACCGACTGCCGCCGAATCACCGCTTCCACCATTTACCTTTTTCCCCTCTGCGGAAATAGGATTCCCAGCCTTGCAAACTCCATCTGCAAACGCCGATGCATCCAGAGTGATAGGTGTGAACAATTCACCACCAAGTTTTCTTTTCAGAATTTCATTTTGCGTAGTTACTCTTGATTCTTTAAACTTCATTTTTTCATCCTCCTTACATATAATTTTTCAATACAGATTCCGCCGTTTTATTTGCATCGGAAAAAGCACCGCCGATTTCCTTTGCCATCTTTTCAGCGTCCGTTTCTTCTTTTCCGTTTCCGCCAGTACCGCCGCCGGGATTCTGACTGCCTGCCGCAATTTCATCTTCCTTGGCTTTGGCTGCTGCCGTTTCTTTTTCGGTAATAATCTGACCGAGAACGTTATAATCAAATGTGCCGTCATCCTTCACAATCTGCGCCGCCTGTTCAGCGGTTACTTTGAATTTTTCAGCCGCCGCCGCTCTCTGGTTTGCCAATGTCTGTGCCTTTTCAAGTTCTGCGATTCTTGCGTTTGCCGTTTCCAACGCTTTGTTGGCTTTTTCGGTCTCAGACAATCCATTGGATTCCAATTCGTCAATCTTAGCCTGTAATTCATCTGCTTTATCGGCTTTTTCTTTGTACTGCGCTACCTTGTTTTTCTCGTTCAGCACTTCTTTGTTGCTCTGATTCAACAGATTGGTAATCTGCTCATCTGTTGCTTCTGGAAAAAGTTTCAGCACATCTTCTCGTTTCATGGTTATTACCTCCTGTTCTTTTACTCACGCTTTTGTTACCGCAGGTCGCGCCTGCTGAGTTTTGCTATTTACCGCATAGCTGCTTATTTTTTGCAAACAAAAAACAGCCCATAAGGACTGTTTAAGTTTTCGTGTATTTAAGACTGCATCTGCAATTTACAATTTCCTCTGCACCTGCCCCTAAAGAGTAGTCACGAGGGAAGGACATTTCAGATGCCCCAATATGAAAAGAATCGAATATCCCGACTTTATACCCATTCGCTTCGGCGTGTGTATGCCGCACCTTATCATCAAGCATGGTTATCCAAGTCTTGTACTTATAACCATGCTTAACCATTCTGGTGTATTCTCGGTAGTTGCCTATGGTATTTGCTTCGTTCGCCGCAATGTTCATGGCACGCTCAACAGATGTAAAGTAGGGCGTATCCTTATTTTCAACGGTTGTTCGGATAATATCTTCTGTGATTTTCTCCGAATATTCTTTTATGTATGCTGGCGTCTCTCTGACCTTTAGAAACTTCAACGCCGTCTTTTCGTATTCTGCGGAAAGACTTTGAATGAAGTCTCCTTCATTTCCTTCTTGTTCCAAGAAAGCATAAAAAAAAGAAATAAAAATCGGCTCAAGTTCTTTTGCCAACTCAAGCCGTTCTTTCTTTTCTTCGTCAGATATTTCCATTTCGCCGAAATAGGTTTCATATACAATTTTCTCTGTATGCAATTCGTCATTCGGGATTCTTGACATGAAACCACCTCTTTATTCTTCTGCAACCGTTTGAGACTGTTTTGCAATCTCAGCTGCTTTGCGTTCCTGTTCTTCCTTTTCTTCCGCTGTCTGCCACAAAGCGTCCATATAAGGCTTTGAAAGAAGGAAGGTTTTTTCGGAATCTCCCCACAGACCAACTGTTTTAACCGCAATAAGAGGGTGTATTCCTGCCTGCAACAGTTGGTATAGCGTCTGTGATTTTGTATACATATTATCTTGCGGACTATGATTTATCTGCACATCGAAATCCCTTGAAGTAATGCCCAAATCATCATGCTTAATGCGAATGATATTCAGCACTACCTTTGCAAGGCGTTTCTCTGCCGCTTTTACGATAGGGTCTTTCAGTTTTGCCCTTGTCTTAGAGAAGTCCCATCCGTTACGAAGCTGTACCGCACCCTGCGTATCACCGCCAGAGTTATTATTGTTTTTATTTGGGATTGCGAGGATAGAAAGGGCGTTATCCCAAAGGTCATCCTTTGCAACCTGTGATTCTGTCTGGTTCAGTTCCTGTGTCATGATATCGACATCGGCTTTGTTTTCTCCGTTATTAGACCTGACTACCAGCGCGCCTTGCTGTTTCATTTTCTGATATGTCTCGCTATCCACATCACAGTTTACGAATTTCACCCATGACTGAACGAACTGCTCAATAGAATCCATGCGGTTTGACTGCATGTTGTTTATGGAATCTAGGATATCAATGACAAGCTCAATATCCGACAACCTCTCATGGTTATTTGGGTATTCCACAATCGGTATGCCGCCGAAAGCATGAAGTTTCCAATTCGTAACCTCCGAATTATGTATTTCGCAGGAATGTGTTTCAGTGAAGCACAATTTATACCATTCGCCATTCTTATTTTTCAATTCCTGCACAGCCAGTATCGGTTCTTCTGTGCTGCGGTTGTAAATAACAAAGGTATTTAACGGAGTGGGGGATACAATGCGAAATTTTATATCTCCATCCGAAAACTGCGCCGCCTTAAAGGAAGTGCCTGTTGCGGACTGCCATTCACCAGATTTAATATCTTTGGACTGTTTATCAACATCAACCATGTAATCATTCAGAATATCAACAGCCTTGTTTATCCGTTCATCGTCCTTGCGGCTGACAAACTGCACAGGCTCTCCATATGTCTGCCCAACCTTGAACTGCACAATCTCATAGGCGTGATTCTCTACAATCTTATTTACAATATCGTCACGCACAATCTTCTGGCGATAACGTATCGGCTGGTCTCCCTTGTAGTAGTGCCAGAGGTAATCAATCGCTGTTTTATTGAGATTGAAAACGCCTATACACTTTCCGAGTACGCTTATGATGTTATCTGGCGTTATCTTCTCTGCGTCCGTATACGCTACTTTCCTGCCATAGCATCCATGCAGGATATCTTGAAGTGTTCTACTATTCATAAAGCACCTCCTTTCCAAAAAAAGACAAAACAAAAAACACTGGCAAGCACCAGTGTTCGTCTGTTCGCATTATTCTTTATTATAACTATAGCAGATTTTTTCGGGACATTGGGGACAACTTTCTAATTTTCGAGAAAACGATAAAACATTTTCTTTACACTATCCTCAGTATTGCCGCCAACCCTTCTTGCAACATCAGCCCAAGAAAGACCATCAATAAATCTAAGCCGGATAATTCGCCTCATGTGGCTATCGTTTATATCTGCTATAAACGCTTCAACTTTGTTTATCGTTTCCAACAACTCTAATTCAAGTTCGCATAATGTTGCTTTCCTTGAGTAAAGCAACGCTTTCTTTCTGTTATATTCTGGATAGGGGAAGCCCTCAATGACAAATGTTTCCAATCCGCCAACTCCGCCAGATACTTTGTCAAGAACCGTTCCTTCCTGCTCTATTTTTATAATCTGCTGTTCAAGAGTTGATATCTTTTCTCTTACCTCATCACATTCTTGTTGAAGGTCTGTGTATTGCTTTAGAATTTCCTTTGTCAATAATATACGCCCCCTCTAAACGGATTTATGGTTGCCTCTACCTTCGCAATCCTATTTCCCTTTGTGATTCTTACCGCAAAGTTAGAAAATACGTCTGGAACGTCATCAAGCTGTTTCTTGCTACTTACAGAATACCGTTTCAAAAGTGACATCATCACGCCGTATGGCTCTTTCGGAGAATACTTGGATTCATCCTTGAAAACAACGTGCTGCAATATCCAGTTGGAACACTGGAATATCCTTGCCTCTTTGTTCGTTTCGGTAGGCGTATCTGTAATATTGCAAATCCAACCCTTAGCCTCTACACGTTTATTCACTTCCATAGCAACCCTGTCTCCGCCTGCGTTTCGCTCAAATTCGCACTCCTGTACTCCATTATTAACAATAGCATTTGCGGCGTTTTCATATTGCATTTCATAATCTGCGGTATTATCGCATACACAATCCACGCAGTAGTAGTCATCACCGTATTTTTGCAGGATTGGCAGGACAAAATAGTCTGTGCCTTTTCCCTTGGTATCGCACTGTGCGGTAATAATTTCTGGTTCGCCATGTGGAAGATTTAGGTATCTTCGTATCTTTTCTTCAGGGAAAACCAATCCCTCACGCTCAATAGGCTCCTGCTTATACAGGCATCGGTAGGAAATATCGTCCATCAAAAGTTGTTGGTCTTCAAAAAATTCTTTTGTAAACCCAGAAAATTCATAATCGAAATTGCTTTCTTGCGTAATCGGGTCAATATCTGGTACTGCTATGGTTTTAACCCTCGGATTTCCTTCATACATATTTTGAATACGCCCGATAACATCATGCACAGACCATCGTGTAGCAATATGTATTTCCTTGCAGTTTTTTCCTTCGGAATCCTGTATTTTCCTCTGTCTCGCATCGACTGCGTATTTATTCCACAGCTTATCAAGTATCATAGGGTTCATTGCTTCTTCGATACCGCCTATCATATCATCCACAAGCAGAAATTTAGATGCCCTTACTTTACCGGCATTTTTGCTTCCCACGGATGTGCATTGAACGGATGGAAACGGCTTATACTTCCCGACATTAAACTGCTCTGTTTTTGCATTTGTACTGGTAACGTGTAGGTTAGGAAATATCTCGTTCCATGCGTAATCGTCTGTGTTTGTGACAATATCGTACACACCGTCATAATACATCCTCGTAATATCCCCACTATGAGAATAAAAGAGGTTAAAGTCTTTCGGAAACCAACCAATGACCGCAGCGTTGAAAAACTTCTCAATCGTTGTGTTGTGCGTGATAATATAATCATCGGTGATATATAAGTGACACGGATTATCAATCATGATACACTGACACTCTTCTTCTCCTTTATACTGAATCGCTCCAACTCTCAGATAAAATCTATTATTTAATGATTTTGTTGTTACAGGAATAAGGTATTTGTATGGATTTACAAACATCTCTTTCGTTTCTATTACTTTTTCAGTTGTTTTATTTCCAAAATAGTTGTATCTGACATTCCACAAGTGATTATCCGAACATCTGCATTTTGAACCATCTTCAAGCGTAATTTCGTATATTTTTCTTTTCCCTTGTGGGTATATGCCTATGACATTTGCGGTTTCTCCATTTCCTGCGATTATTTTAGTTCCGACTTTCGCATCGCCCATTTGAATGAATCCATCTGGTGTAAGAATTTTTGAATACAATGGCTGCGCTTTCCCAGCGCCAGGAATTAGGCTGATGCACAAAATATCGTACTTATCATCAATCATCCCTTGCAGCGCATCCATCAGACCGATTTTCAAAAACTGTTTTCTTCTCGGCATATAAAACCGTTCTTTCGGCTCTCTTTTGTGTTCGATATAACGAAAGAAACTATCGACAACCTTATTCTGCGCTTCCAAAAGCAGGACGGAATAAAATCTTTCAATGATTTCATAATCTACCTTTTCCGAAAACGCGTACTTTTCCAAATCCCAGATAGTACCGCCAGAAGAATTAAGGCAGTAGGCTTCAATGATTTCCTTGCACCGCGCGGACAGTTCTAAGCCATAGGCAATATCTTTTTCGTTTGCGAACGCCGTATTTGCAGCTTCGCAGTAGGCATCTATAACCTGTTCATTGATTCCATTTGTTTCTATGTATTTTTCGTAGTCCTGTACGGCACTTATCAACTCAAAACTTGCCATTAAAAAAGCACCTCCGCTCAAATAAGCAAAGGTGCAAAAATCCTTTGCCCTCAGATGTTTAGGGTTAGCGGCTAACTTCCAAATCGTTAGTCGGTAATTATTTTTTAAACGCAGTCAGTAGGAATCGAACCTACACATCATTTTGACGGACGGATTAGCAATCCGCTACGATACCATTACGCCATGACTGCAAATTATCTCACATACCTTTCTTTCCTTCTCCACGCCTCATCATTGTACTTCTCAAGCCATTTACACCGTTTAGCAATACATTTATGCTTGTAAGCAAGCTCCTTGTTCAACGCACCAGTATGAGCCTTGCAGTGGCAATATCCGATTGCGTTCCCTATGTATTTACCTGTTATTGATTTCTCTCTCATAGGCAAAATCCTTGCATAATACCAGTCTTGCAATTTTAACACATTCTTTTCGGTTTTCAGTATCGGTGCATTTACCGTCTTTGTTGTATCTGCAAGTTATGAAATCGCAGTTATTCATTGTCCATAAACCTCTCAAAATCTTTCCTGCATTTAGGGCATAAATCTAATCTACTTGAACAAAACATATGGGTTCCAATAATTTTCATTACTCCGTCTGCTGGAAGTGCATTTTTTTCTATATCTTCTTTTAGTAAAGTATAAACAAATTTACTTTCGATATTTACGCCGCATCTATCGCAAGTGTACCATTCTTTTTCGTGTCTCATTTTCACAACTCCTCTTTGAATTTGAGAAATTTCTCAAACTGTTCTTGGTCTTTTTCATCCCCGAACAGTGTATCGGGAAACGGCTCGCCCTTTATGTACATATTGAAATATTTAGAGGCAGTAGGAACGCTAATACCGATATATCTTGCAGCTTTGGACAGTGTCATCCGACCGCTACAGAACGATTCAAATGCTTCAAAGAATTTTTTCTTGCTTATGGTTTTTACGCCTTGCGCCATTACAAATACCGCCTTTCGTTTTCAATCAAATAATCGGTATAACTTGTGCGTTTCCGATAGGCAGAAAGGGTGACATCCAATCTGCTATCGGCATTTTTTTTAATTCAAGTGGGATTCACGCAACCAACACTCTATTCTGGTGCGACCAGACCTCTTAGATGGGTGTGGATTTGCACCACACATGAACCGCATTCCTATCAGCGTCCTCCGTACGATATTGTACCCGACCACTATCAGTTCTTAGATATAAGCGTTTACCTATTCCGCCACCATCTACCATAATTCAAAATTGAATTATCCTATGCCTACTCGCAGGCTAATAACCCGGGGTAAGTCCGCTTATCGCAGACCTAAAAGAATGCTTTCGGCACACGCATTTTTACAACGATTTTAACCCATAAGGTTGCGAGTAAGGTTTTCATCGTGAACCCAAACGCCAACAGAGGGATTTGAACCCCCATGTCGGATTTTAACCGACACAATGGTTTTCAAGACCACGCCGTTATAACCGTTTCGGTATGTTGGCAAATCCCTGATTTTTCAGTTTTGAGTTTAATGTCAGTCACGAAACCAGGAAAACGGACTGACAGAGGTTTGTCGATTTTTGAAGGGTAGGTTTTATATACGGTCAGTCAGCAGAATCAATGATTGCGATAAACCACGATACCGAAAGACCGAGAATGGATTCTCTCGGACTTGAACCGAGGACCGTCCGGTTATGAGCCGGATGCTCTAACCAACTGAGCTAAAAATCCAAAATGGGGCGTGATGCCGTTAAACGCCCCAAATATGAAGTTGGTGTTTGGTCTTGCTGCCAGTCCCCATCGGCATACAAGCCAAAAGCCCACCGAGCCGTGCGATGGCTCTTAACAGGATTCCCCTAGTGGGTGAAAGGTTGTGTTATCCATCGGGAAAAATGTCCAAAAACCCGATGAAAAGCACCAGACGGGAATCGAACCCGTTTCCGCAGTTTGGAAAACTTCTGTTCTGCCATTAAACTACTGGTGCATATATAAGACCCTGCGTCCGAAAATCAGCGTCTATAGCCGCCTTGTTTCTTGCCATAATCGCCGTACAGTCATGAACTAAACCGCTCAAAGGCAAGCGTAACAAACAGGGTACATATCGGTATTATTCCTTTGGCATGTAAAAAACTGTGCTTCCAGAGAATGGGAGTTCTTCGTATAAAGTGTGAATATCCGCAAGTACTTCCATTGCCCGATCTTCGTTCCTATATTCTCCGAGAACAATAGACTTGAGTGTTATATCGTTAAGGATGGCCTTGACATAATTTTTAACGACTAACAGCGATACTCCACTTTCATCAATGGAAGCTGTTCTATCTTGGCTTAAAATTCTCATTCTGTTCACTCCTTTGGCTCAAAATAATCACAGCCATAATCATATTCCGTGTAATCAGTGTAGTAGTCACTATTCTCGTTATTGCAGGTAAAAAGCAACTCTCGGTCTGCACTGGCATATTTGCACTTACCGCAACATTCTTTTTCATCGTACATATGTAACACCGCCTACTTGCTCTTTCAAAGTGTAATCTTCACAGTTATTATTTAGTCTGCAAAAATAGCCTTTATAGTGTGTCTGCTCCTCAATAATACAATATTCGCAGTCAGTACAGGTTACATTTGGATGATACTTTGGTCTTGTAGGAGATTCTAATCTATCAATCACATTTCTCAGGTCTTCGATTTTACGGTCTTTCGATTCAATCTCAAATTTCAAATCCTTAATCCTTCTAAATGGGTTTATGTAAAACATTTTTGTCACTCCTTTGTGCAGATAGGGGCTTTTTGTTTTTGCGGATATTTGTGGGACTAAGTAGGGGCTTTTTCTGAACCCCTTCAGACCCCCACCCCCGTCTATTTTCAACGGCGGAATCATCCAAGCCGCAACAACCGCTGTTCATCCGCATTGGCTATAATTTTCTGTATTTATTCGCAAAATGATAGTTATGCGAATAGTTTTAAATCAATATATTGTGTCAAGCATTTATTTTAAACTAGATATTGATTTATTCGTTTCCGCTGTCCGTCAATCTGTCTGCATCTTGTGCAATTTCAACAGTTTTAACCTCGTTCAGTCTTGGAAGTTCGGCAGCTGATAGGGCGGTGCGATGTCTGTTAGCATCTGGCGCATATGGGCTGTTCCAACCGTAAAAGTGATTTAGGATTGCGATAACGCCTACAGGGTTCTGCTTTCCTGTGGCTAGTTTGCCCGATAAACTCTCAAGCCTTACATCTACTAGCTTTTTGTAAATTTTGAAAGCTTTATCACTTAGTTTTTTATTACCATTTCCCCATTCTTTTATTGCATCTCTACTTATCCCTGTTAAAAAACTAAAGCCATTGATAGATACTTCTTTGTCATTCATCAGGGATATATATATATATATATCACAAATATGGTCTACAAGCTCATAGTCATAGGCATTACAATTGCTCATTGCTCCTATACCATTCTTGAATAAAATACTAGATTTTAACTGTTTTGTGTCTGGGAATACAATTTTTTTAATATACATTAGGGCAGCATTCCAGACGCTTTGTGATTCCTTGGACATGTCCGCAATTCCCTTTTCGGCACAAAACGAATCTAGACACGCCTCGATTTCTGAATCATAAATTTTATTTTCCATGCTCCGCGCCTCCTTCCTCGTTCCTGCTGCGGTAAATTAAAAAAGCCACAGAAAAAGATTTTACTCTCATTCTGTGGCGTGTTGGTATCTTAATCAATAATTGGGGTGCCGTCCTTGCCGTTCAGGTCATCCAGAGCAACGGCGTTAGCTGGATGCCTTTTAAATTCAATTTTCTTTCTTGCTGGATATGATACAAAAATTTAATCATTCTGTCAATAGGGAATTTTATTTTTTATGATTTAATCGGTTTCTGTATTTGTTTTAAGATCTAATATATTACTACGTACTTAAATTCTTTTTTAGATTTCATTCTTGAATATATTAGATTTCATTGGTTTTACTGTATGAAGTAAGATACTAGATTACATTCTTTTTAACCCCTTACAGATACAGATGCTTGTATGGGGTATCGGTATCTAAAGTAAGCTAGATTTTCCCAGATATACAGTTGTCAATTATCATCTGGAACGTATTCGATTAAATGTTCTGGCTGCATATTTAGGATTTTGCAAATATTGTTTAACGTTTTCATACTGATATTTGTATCATTTTTCTTAATTTTCCGCCATGTTTCTTGCGAAAATACCCCATATTTAATAGCAGTGTAAGAAGTAATGCCAGCTGTTTCCAACGCCTCGTAAACCGAAAATTTGAATCTAATCATATTTATCAATCTCCTTTCCTGATTTCATATATCATACTATTTTTGAGCCACAAAGTCAATGGAATATGGCTTTTTTAAGACACAAAAATATATCTCGAAAAAGATAGAAAATTGTCAATTAAAATAACCGCCATTTCTGGCGGTCAGGTTTACAATGTTTCTAATCTCGCTCTGGTGAGCATTTCGGCGCGTTTCTTTTCCTTTTCTGCGGTCTCCATCGCCATAAGCTGGGCATAGGTGGCGGCATATTCTGGATTAGCCAGCAGCTTTCGCCGCTCCTGCTCCTCCTGTTCTTTCCGCTCCTGCTCCTCCTGTTCTTTCCGCGCCTGTCTTTCTTCCTCCTGTCTGATTTCGTCTGTTTTCCTGTTATCAAACATGGCTTGGATATCCTCGATTGTTAGCGGTTTTAAGCCGTTTTTGGGCGTTTCTGCATCTGGTAGCGGCTTGGACGGTTCTGGTGTTTCCGGCTCTACAGGGGCAATCTCAACTGCTTCTGTATCTGGTGGAGAATCCTGTATTTCTGCGGTTTCTGCGTTGTTCTGTTCTTCCTCTGCCTGCGCTTCTTCCATGCAGTCCAGATATGCAAGCACGCTCTCATTAATTACTCCGTTAATCGTCAGACCTAAAGCCTTTATTCTGTCTATGGTGCCATTTGGAAGCGTTGCGGATACTCTGTCGTAGTTTTCCTTTATCTTTTCATTCTGTCTTTTCATCCTTGCCTTGTATTTTTCTATCATTTCCTTTTCACTCTTTGCCATGATTACATACCTCCATTTAATACGCATTATTATTGATATAATTAAATGATACAATAATGCAATAAATAAGTCAATTATTATATAAAACTTAATTCAACTTATTTACATTATTTTTGCAATAATATTTTATTTAATTTTGCGTTTATGAATTGACATTATTAATTAAATATGATAATATAATGCCATAGAAAACAACAGAGGACAACGAAGGAGGAAATCAAAATGACAAAGAAAGATTTAATGAAAGAATTTAACGAATTACAGGAAGAAAAGAAATGCAGAATCGAAGGTATTTACTGGAATAGTAATAAAAGCAGCATCCAAAATGCGATTAACTGCTTAAAATGTTCCGATGAAATGCTTGAAAAATATTTAATCGTTGTCAGTCTTAAATATGAAAATATCGGGAAAACGATAAAAAGCAATGGAGATTTTAAGCACCATCCGCACAACAGACTTTACGTTTTTAACACCGCAAGGTCAATTTTAGCCGATTAAGTTGAAACCGCCTTCGGGCGGTATTGGGTAGGGTGGCAACCGTCCAACTGATGAGACAAGCCAAGGAAAATGGAACATGAGAAAAAGAAAGTAAAGAAAAGAATGAAAAAATTTGAATTGTTTATGGGACATTTGGGTAACGATATTACTATTTGCAACAAGGCAGTAGAGGAAAACGGAGATTATAAAAGTGTTGCCCATATTGCCAATTGCGGAAAAATTACATGGTATGTCAATCCCGAAAGATACATACCATCCGATGCGCTATTAAAAATTGAGCATACGGCTAATGTACAGCATGAAAAATGGGAACAGTGGTTAAACTCTATGCCGGAGATAAAACAGCATGAAAAACTGTTAAATGCTGTTCCGTTGAATGTAATGCTTTATGCAATGGACTTAGGCGGCGGATTGGAAAGAAAAATTCATTACCTAAAGAAAGTGTGTTATGAAAAGGCGTACTTTTAACAAAAAGGAATCCGCAGGGCTTGACGTTCTGCGGATTGGCTGTGTAGAAAAGGAGAGATAACCGAATGAAAAAAGAAAAGTTTTTCGCAGTCCGTCAGCTTGCAGGGCAAAAAAAGGAGTGTGTGCTTTCGGAAGGGTACAGGGTGGAACGTGGAGAATTTGTTTTTTATATCTGCGGCTCTGGAAATTCTTGGGGCGTTACGGAAGCTAAAAGCGGTATGTTAATAGGCGTTTACGGAAAAACGAGGAAGGAATGTATAGAAAAATTAAATTCTTTCGACCTGTCGAGGCTTGAAAAATTCGACCTTGAAAAGCTGAATAAGGAAATGCTTTCTCTGCCCCTCTGCGACCTGTGAGGGGCGTTTTCTTTTTTTCGGCGGTCAATCGGTCAAGCAGAACAAAAAGCGGCTTAAACGGGCGAATACGGGGGCAAAATTTTTTGGTAACTAAAATTTTTCAGACCCAAAAAGGAAAAACCCACCAAAAAGGCAAAAAATTCACAAAAAGGCAAAAAATATTGAAAAAATTTTGTTAGTGTTATATGATGGAAGGACAAAACAAAAAGGAGGGTTTTATATGAAATTTCAAAGATTAAAAGACATGGTTTGCGGTGCTGTGATTGCATCAATGGTCTTGTGTTCGGGGTCGGTGGCATTTGCTAAGGTTGCAAATACAAGTATTCCCGTATCATTCAGCAACATCAAGATTATGATTGACGGAAAGCAACTGAACACAAGCAAAGAACCATTTACCTACAACGGAACAACCTATTTGCCAGTTAGGGCGGTAGCTGAAGCAGTAGGGAAAGATGTTACATGGGATGGCGCAACGAAAACGGTTTATCTGGGCGAAGTGCCTGCCGATACATCTACATCGAAAACAAAAGACGGCAAAAACAACGATATTGAAATAACGGGCGCAACTTTAGATTATGAATATGGATTGCCGAAGCTGTATCTTGATTTCAAGAATAACACAAACTATGACATCGATAGATTTGATATTTATATTAACTGTTTTGACGCTTATGGGGAGAGCGTAGACAGCATCCCATATAACTATTACTACATCAAAAAATTAGAGAAAAAATCGGAAAATTCTGAGCATTGGCAGCTATATTCTAACGGTACATCTATTGTGCAATTTGGCATTTATAAATACAAAACATCTGACGGAAGAACTGTAGAAATACCAAAAAATGAAATAGAATGGTGGCAAACAAAATACGAAGGATAAGCAATGGCTTGGTTTATAACCGTCATAGTATTGTTCATTTGCGTTAGATTTATCGACCATTTGAAGGGTTGTTTGGTTGTCCTACTGATTTGTTCAGCTGGGATTGCGTTATGTATATTTTTTCCTGCTATACTCGGTCTTGTTACTACACTTGCAATGACCTATGGATTATATTTGATAATTAAAAAAGCCATACAGAAAAAAGAGAACAGAAAGAATGTTTCAAAGAATAAGGAGAATAGACTGACGCAAGAACAAAGGACGGAAATCAAAAAGAGAATTGAAAAAAGCAATAATGCAAACAGTGATGATTTTTGTTGCCGCGTAGACCCCGATAGCAGTTATATATCCCCGGCAATGAAAAGTTTTATAAGTTCCTGCAATAAATATGTTGAGGGCAGAGAAAGAGCGGAAGAAGAAAACAGAAAATAATAAAAAGCAATGGATGTTTACATAGTAAAGGAGAGAATTTTAGAATGAAAAAAACTATTGTTTTATTGTTTGCTTGTTTGATATTTACAGGCTGTGGGAGCACAGAAACAGAGGAAGAAAAAACAGCCAGATTAGTAACCGAATCTAAAGCTGCATTATCTGATTATGATTATGAGATTGTAGATGATAGTGTAAAATTAACTAAATACAACGGGAAAAATGAGGTTTTATATATCCTTTCTGAATACGAAGCCGATGGGAGCGAATATAAAACGGATTTGTCCGATTTCTCCTGCATTGTTGGTAGTTCTAAAGTGAAATTTATTATTTTTGAAAATGGCATTGAGGAAATAGCGAACGCCACTTTTAATTCCAGCGGCATACAGGCGGTATACTTCCCTAATACTATGAAGTGTGTCTATGATACTTCATTAAGATACTTACATCCAGAGGAAGAAAGCAAAATACAAATATATTACGAAGGAACAGGGGAGGAATGGAATCAAATTTTCAGTACTTATGAGCGGCAAAGTGTAAAAGAAGCGTGGAACTCTAACGATGATTGGGAGAAAAAAGGAAGTGCGGTAGGCGCATCCGTGGCAGAAAAATTAAACGGCATGATGGGAGAATATGACAGTTCAAATTATGAATTTCATTATTCTGTAGATGAAAGTCAACTGAATGAGTTGATTAAAAGTTATAAGTAAAATATATTGCGATGGGGGGATTCTTTTCAGAACCCCTCTTTTTTTTGGAAATTTTTAAAAATCTATTGACTTTTTGTGCGTACTATTATATATTAAATGTGCGTACAGAAAGTGAGGTGATGAAAATGTCTCCACGCACAGGAAGACCAAAGGTTGAAAATCCAATGAATGACAGGATCTATGTAAGAGTGACTAGAGAGGAAAAGGAAAAAATCATGAAATTTTCTTCTGAAAGCGGATACTCGATATTAGAGTTGATAAGATTCGGGATTGAAAAACTGAAAGGTCAAAAAAAATAACGGTTACGCCCCGACCAAAGTTTGTAACCGTTAATCCACTCGAGATTTCTCTCTATGGAATATTTTAACATAAAGGGAAATCTCTTTCAAGTTAAGATTGAAGGAGGTTATTGAAATGAATGACGTTATCACAATCGAAAACACAGAAATGCAGATTAGAGAGTATGACGGCGAAAGAGTTGTAACATTCAAGGACATTGACACGGTGCATCAGAGACCAGCAGGAACAGCAAGAAAGGCGTTTTATAGAAACAAAAAAAGATTTGAAGAAAACAAACACTATATCAGTTTAAAGCCTAAGGAAAATCCTAATGTCCGTTTAACGGACAATAGAAATATTTCCATTCCTAACAAGGGCATTACGCTGATAACCGAAAGAGGGTATCTCCTGCTTGTAAAGGCATTTACAGACGATTTATCTTGGAAAGTGCAGGATATGCTTGTAGACGTATATTTCAAGGTCAGAGAGGTGCAGAAAGAGCCATATTACAAAGAACCGCTCGCAGAGGATTTCACGCCCAGAGTGCCGATTGTATCTGACTGGTACGAGCGGAACAAGGGCAGGATGTACCGACTTTGCAGAGACAGCGGAAACAGCCGCAGCTATCTGTATCATTGTATCTTGAATCGACTTTCCGAAAGATACGATTTGAACGCCGCAAGGGAGATTTACAAGAATGAGGTCGGGAGTTATCCAGAATATCCGATTGACATTGTAAAATATTTCCCAGAGTTAGAACAGGATGCGGACAAAATTTTGGACCGTATCGAGAGAATCACCTACAGGTAAAAAGGAAAGGGGGCTAATAAAAGCCCCTCAATCCTAAAATATTCGTTTCAATATGTAACGATTGCCGCCACAAGTGATGAGAGCCTTGGACAGACCATCGTCAATAATTTCCGAATTGGAAATTTCCAGAACCTTTACCAGAGATATACCGACATTGTCGCAGATTCTAACGAACGTGGAAAGCCGCATATCTTCCGTTTCCTCATTGATGATATTATACATCGCTTTGTATGATAAATCACATTGGATGGAAAGCTGCGCGATGCTCCACCCCTTTAGAAACATCTCACGGCATAGCTCGGTTTTGAGATTTGATATACATTGCCCCGGGTTTACCCCATAATTCACACACCTTTCTATTTTGTAGTTGAATGGAAAGTTTTGCTGAATGTTTGGCAGTCAACTGCAATGGAATCCTTCTCCCTTCTGGTATAATTAGCTTGTACCTAAAAAACAGGTACACCGCAGTTCTGGTTATTGGGCGGCGTTTGGATTGGCGTTCTCGCCGCCTAATATCTATTGTAAACCTTGAAAATAAAAAGTCTATAGCTAAAAATGTCGAAAATGTAGAAAGGGCGTATAAATTATGTTAAGAAAAAATGGAAAATATGATTTGGTAGAAGTTTATATTCACGATATTACAAATTTCTCAAGAAAAATTAAAGATGTTGATTCTTTGCAGAGAATTTTCTATTTCATAAAATCTGTTTATCAGGAGCAAGAGGGGAGATAATTCCCCTCTTTTTTTATTCCTTAAATACAAATGTCTCGAAAAAATCACATATAAGCTTTCTGTTTTTTGCCGGTTGATTCATATATCCTATTACAATTTTTTTAAACCTTTCGTCATTTTCCGAAATGATTTTTACGGCGTTCTGATATTCTTCATCCGTACTGTCTGCCTTGCTTTCGTTTATCAATTCAGAAACACCAATCCCGAAATATCGCGCAAGTGTTCCTAACTTACCGGGTCCGGGCATTGATTTTCCACGACACCACATATTCAGAGTAGTTAGGTTTACTCCAATGTCTTTCGATACTTCTGTTTGCTGCTTTTGGTTCAGTGCGATATACTTCCTCAGATTTTTTGAAAATATTATTTTTTGTTCTTCATCAGTCATTTTTTCCACCTCCGTTTCTTCCATTATTATAAACCATAAAATCAAAAAATTCAATAGAAAATCCAATTTATTTGGATTTTTGTTGACAATCCAATTATATTGGATTATAATAAATAAAAAACAGGAAAGGAGTTGAGAATATGCCTAAAATTTCTTTAGAAGCTGTAAGGGTAAATGCAGGCATGAGCCAGAAGGAATGGGCGAAAAAGCTCGGAGTTTCCAATAATACAGTTATCAACTGGGAAAAAGGGAACACAGAGCCGACATTGTCGCAGGTAAGAGAAATGAGCCTGCTTTCTGGAATCCCGATGGATTTTATTTTTGTGCCAGACAAATTCAATTAAATTGGATTTTAAAAAATGGAGGGATAAAATGAAACGAAGAATCTATGTTATGGATTGCGGAAATTTTATTAAAATTGGAGTTTCTATAAATCCAGATAGGCGGAAAAATCAGATTCCGCACAAGGTATGCCAGTATTACTGTACGGGTCCGGTGGAAAATGCGTTTGAATCCGAAAGAAAGATGCACTCTATTTATTCCGGTAAAAGAAATAAAAGCGTTTCTGGGAGAGAATATTTTGATATCCCGTTTGTCGATGCCGTAAAGAAACTTATGGAAATTACAGAACAGAAAAAAGATGATGCCATTTCTGGTTCGATAAACTTGAAGGTTCGCTTGGTCGGTGGAGACGGCGGAGAGGAAACCGAAAGAAGAATTAACGAAAGGATAATCAGCCTGATTCCGAATATGTCAGACTTCGATAAAGGCTACATCCTCGGAAAGACAGAAACGAAATAAGGAGGTGAGGAGATGGAAGGAAGAAAACTCGATTTAGATGTAAAAGAAATCCTCTTCCGACAGATGAAAGAGTTGGAAGAGGAAGGAAAAAAGACACAGGATGTTCATGTAAAAATCCGTATTGCGGGAGAAATCGACAGAATCGCAAATACGATTTTGATTAGAATCAACGATTGATTCGTTCTTCGATACTTGAAAGATTTCTCTGGATTGCTTTTAATTCCGAAATTGCATCAATGCTGTTTAATTTTGCCAGTTTTGCCACAGAGCAGCACTGCGATTTAGGAAGATACCAAGCGCAATCGTTTTGGCATGATGAAAAATTGTTCAATGGACATTTTGCCATAAATTCACCCCCTTATCAAATGATAAGGAAATTATAACACAGAAAGGAATGGTGCAATGAACGATTTGGTTCATATCCAAAATACTGATATTTCGGTAAAGGAATATCGAGGACAAAGAGTTGTAACATTGAAAGATGTTGATATGGTCCATGAAAGACCTGAGGGAACGGCGAGAAGAAATTTTAATTCTAACAGAAACAGATTTATTGATGGAGAAGATTATTTCGTTGTTAGTGCGGACGAAATTCGTACAAGCCGCATGTTTCCTATATCCGACAATGATTTTACAAACAAAATTCTGCTAACAGAACAGGGATATTTGATGTTAGTCAAGTCATTTACGGACGATTTGGCATGGACGGTTCAAAGACAGCTTGTGAACGGATATTTTAAGACAAGACGGCTTGTCAATGAGGAATTATCGCCGGAAACGCAGCTTATCTTAAAGCTGGCGCAAAGCATCGCTAATAAAGAGTTGGAAGATAAAGAGCGAGACAGGCAGATTGCCCTTGCGAATGAAACAGCGAAAAAGGCAGTTGAAACCACAGAAACAATTAAGGAAGCTGTTAAACCTGTACTGGATAATTGGCGGATTGAGATTAACAGAAAAATTAAACGCGTTCAGTTTAGTTCCAAAATTGATTTTCAAACATTGAATACCCAACTGTATTCAGAATTGGAACAAAGAGCCGGATGCGACTTAGGCACAAGGCTTAGAAACATGAAGCAGAGGATGGGAAATTCTGGTGCGACCAAAACCGCAATCAATAGTATCAGAAAAATTGATGTGATTGAGGGAGATAAGAAGCTTCGGGAGATTTTCTCGAAAATTGTCTCCGAGTACGAAATTAAATATTGCGCATAGAAGGGAGAAAGAAAGATGAACATTGATAAATTAAATGAATTTGATGTTTCAATAGGATTTCGGTTTGCAGAAGCTCATGAGCAAACAGCGGAATGTAGCGATGGTGGAACCGCAAGTGTTATCACGCTGCACTTTGGAAACGATTTTCATGTTGCTGCGGTTGTAGATTTTATTGACGGAGAACCTCATATTATCGAGCTTTATGCGGTTGACGATAATGGGAAGAAAATTTAAGGAAGGAGGTACAGGAAATGAGCGAAAAGGAAAAACAGGTAGTAGAAAAGCTGAAAGAAACAATTCCGCAGATGTCCGATTTTGATAAGGGCTATATCCTCGGCAAAGTTGAGAGCATGGCAGAGCGGAAAAAAGAAGATGCGGAGGAAAAGGAATGATTGTAATAAAAATCATTTTAATTGTATTGCAATTTTCGTTTTTTGTAATGTGCATTGAAAACGAAGGCAAAGAATTGAGATTTTGGACTGTTTTATGGCTTATTTGCGCAATTCTGATATATGCAGTCCGTTAGCGAGGTGTTGACTATGTATGTAAATCCATTTGTAGCAGGCGTTTTCGTGACAATCGCATCGGAGATGGTTCTGATTTTCCTGTATGCCTTTTTTAACCAGAAGAAATAAGAAGGGCAGGGATAGGAAATGTCAATCGGGTTGCCGCGCAGAACGCCAACAAATAAAAGAGTAGTAGCCTGCAATATCTGCGGTAAGGTTTGGAACATTGCCGCAACGCAGGATACCGGGAAGGGCTATTATTGCCCGGAGTGTAGCAAAGGTAGGGGTGCAAAACATGAAAATCGAACAAATCAGAGAAACAGCGCAAAAGAAACTGTTTGTAGGAAAGAAGGTTAAGGTGCTTGAGTTTGGCAAGGACAGGCACGGAGCAAACGTCTTGAGAAAAAGAAGAACAGGGGCGGTGACAGGATTGTATCCATTCATCTTCACCGCCATTTTTGCAGGAGGATACACAGAGAGTTTCCGCTACAGTCAGTTCTTTGAAAGTGATGGGGAAGTGGTGAGGTTATGAGAAATTGGAAACGGACTGCGTTTTATATCCGCCGGGGTCTGCTGCGGTGGGCAGCTATGTTTCTTGGAACGTTTCTTTCTCTTTGTGTCATGGTGTTTGTTCTGGAAAATGCTGACGGGCGAATAATGTTTTATCTCGCAAGCAGCGTCATGATTGCAATCGCAATCGGCAGTTTGTTCTACGGAGGACAGGAAAAATGAAAAAGCCTGTATGCGATTTCAACTGTTTTGAATGTCCGCACCCAGATTGCATCTGTGATGATTTTTCGCGAAAGGAATATGTGACGGACGCTGAAATCAACAGAATTGCAGGGATGACGAGAAGCAAAACAGGCTTGAGAAAAAAAGAATACCTCAGAAAGTATTATTCAGAACGAAAAGAATATGCCAAAGCATACCAGAAAAGCTATTACGAGAAAAACAAAGAGAGGATTCGCGAAAAGGCTAGAGATCGTTACCGAAAGAACAGAGACAGATACATAGCAAGCGTGCGCGCTTATCAAGAGAGCAATAAAGAGAAGGTCGATGCCTACAAGAAAGAATACTCAAAAAAATATAAAAGACGAAAAAGGGAGGAAAGAGAGAATGAAAAACGGCAGAGAATTGACACCAGAGAATAAGTTGCAGGAACTTTGGGAGTTGAACGGCAGGGTGAAGGCTGTTATTTCGTATCTGAAAACAGATAAATTTGTGGATGCCAAACAAATCTTGGCTATGCTTGCTGGCGGTGATGATGATGGCTTACCCATGCAGGACAGGGATAAAGACTGAATGTGACAGCTGCGGATACTGCGAAAAAGAGCAGGAAGAATGTCCGCACTGCCAAGAAACGCAATACGAATACCTTTATAAAAGGGATGACGGAGAAATCGTTGGCTGTAGCGAATGTATAGAAAGGATGTGGAGTGATTGACGGAAGTGTTATTGAAAAAAATCAGCCTTAAAAACTATATGGGGGCTGAAAATGTGGAGGTTGACTTTTCCGAGAAAACGGAAATCAGAGGTAAAAACCGTTGCGGCAAGTCCACGCTGATGAACGCCTACTTTGATGTTATGACAGGGAAATTTGCTAACGGTACCGCACCGACCAATATTTGTCCTGTGGACGAAAACGGAGAAGAAAAGCCTGTCAAGGAAATCGAAAGAGCGATTACTTTGGAAATCAACGGAATTGAACACGAAATCAGAAAAGTGACTAAAAGGAAATATCGCAAGGGCGTTTTTATCGGAAATGAAACTGTTTATATTCTTGATGGCGTTCCTGCAAAATCTGCGGAAGCGAACGATTTTTTAGCCAGTATCGCACCGACAGAAACGGTGGCAATGTGTTCTAATGCGTCTGTATTTTTGTCGACCTTGAAAAAATCGACTGCGGATGCAAGAAAAGCCATTGAAGGTCTTTCTGGGTTCGATGTGGAGCGTTTTTGCAGAGAAAATGCAGAATATCAAAGCGTTTACGAAATGACCGCAGGAAAGAAAACAGAGGACGCATTGAAGCAACTAAAAAAACGCCTTTCTGTCGAAAACGGAGAGCTTGACAGGCTGAATGTTGAATTGGACTACGAGCAGCGCAGACTTGACAGGTCGGACGATTCTGATTTGCAGAAATTGGAATCCGAGAAAGCGGTTATTATCGGAAACATTGATAGTATGGAGAATCTGAAAGAAACGCTGAATATTTCTATAGACAGATATACATATCTTGTCGGTCTGGTTGATGACTTGAAAAAGAAGATGTCAGCCATTGAGGACGAGCAAAAGAAAGCAAAAAACGAGAAAATCGAAACTCTGAAAAAATCTATAGTGGCTATCGATGCGGATATTGATAACTTTTCGGAAAAAGTTAAAAAATACAACGAATCATCTGAGAAAGTTTTTGGAGAGATTTCTTCATTAAAATCGAAATGCACTGAATTGAAGAACTGCCATTCTATCATGGACGCGGTGCAGTACGGAAATGACTATATTTGCCCTAAATGTGGCAGGGGGTTCAATTCAGAAGAAATAGAGGTTGTAAAAGAAAAATTATACAAGGAAAAAGAAGATACTTTATGTGAACTTAAAGACAAGGTTGATATTCTTGAATCCGCAATCAAAGCAGAAACTGATACATATTTAGATTTTAATAAAAAATCAAATGAATGGGCTGAAAAGGTTTTTGATAAAAGAGAAATAAGAAAGTCTTTGGAGATTAATTTGGAAAAATTGCTTTCTATCGGCTTTGAGAAAACGGAAGAATATAAAACGCTTGAAAAACGGCTTAAAGAAGCAGAGGAAGAATCCTCTAAACTTTTTGAATCAACTGATTTATGGCGGCAGGTAACGGAGAGGATCAGTAACTATAAGGCTGACCTTTCGCAGAAAGAATCTGAAATCAAAGTTATTATCAGAGATACCGAAAACACAGAAAAACGAATTGAATTGTTGAAAGAATCCGTAAAGGAACAGGCACAGAAAGCAACGGATGTTGAACGCCGGATTGATATGTCGCAGGATTTCAGCATTGCTAAAAATGTAGCTCTGGAGGATATGGTAAACAGGAAATTTGAGTTTATCAAAATAAAAATGAGCGAAGAAACATTGAACGGAGATATTAAGGAAACTTTGAGAATCAATGTTAACGGCGTTGATTACTTTAATGGATTGAATCACGGAGACAGAATTCTTGCGGAAATTTTCTTGTTAAAAGGATTGCAGGACATGAACGGAATCAAGCTGCCGATTTGGATTGACGATACAGAATCATTGGACGAAAACAGGATTCCAGATGTAAGCCGCCAGTTAATTGTTATTCGCAGGACAGATGATGAAACTTTGAAAGTATGCAATGGAGAGGAATGAGAATGGGAATGAAAGGATATAAAGGTTTTCGCAAAGGGCTTATCTGCAAGGATAAGCAGTACGCAGAGAACACGATTTTTGAAGAACCAGAAGCAAACATTTGTGTAAATGGTATGCACTTCTGTAAAAATCCTATGGACGTACTTGACTATTATCCGTTAATTGATAATAACGGCGAAATGTGCGAATTTTCGGAAGTAGAAGCAATGGACGAAACTCTTACAAATGACGAGAAGAAATATTGCACAAAGAAACTAAAAATCGGCGCAAGGCTGTCTTTAGTAGAATTTATTAAGGCAAGTTTTGACGTAACCTATCGGCAGATTAAAGAAGAAGTTGATAATGTTTCAGAAAAAGAAAATGTCGCAGACAACGCTACACTGGCAGGCGGAGACGGGGCTAAACTGGCAGGCGGAGAATGGGCTAAACTTGCAGGCGGAAACAACGCTAAACTGGCAGGCGGAAACGGGCTAAACTTGCAGGCGGAGAACATTCTATCATGGTTTCTGAAAACGGCGGCAAAGCTAAAGGCGGTATCGGCAGTTTAATTGTTATGGTCGAACGAAACGGCAAAGGAGAAATCGTCAATTACAAAGCAATCCAGATTGATGGGGATACATATAAAGAGGACACATGGTATCAGTTGGAAGATGGAGAAATTAAGGAAGCGGAGGAATGAGCATGAAATACAGAAAGAAACCCGTGGTAATTGAAGCGTTTAAATATGATGGAGATTTAAAAGGAGCAGATGGTAAATATTATGTCCCCGATTGGGCGATAATCGCCTTTGAGAATGGCATCATGCACTATGTCAGTGATGACGGAGAAAAACCACCTATCGAACTATATATTGATACATTAGAGGGAACGCATCATGTGAGTGTTGGGGACTATGTGATTCGCGGCGTGAAGGGAGAACTTTATCCCTGTAAACCAGACATTTTCGAGCAGACATATGAAGCATGTGAGGAGTGATGCAGAATGGCAGAAATGAAGGCGTTAGAGTTTTTGAGAGAATGGCATAGAATGTGTCAAAAGTATCCGTTTTGTAGTGATTGCCCAATGGAAGATTCTTCATCTCGCAGTTGTATGCCTTGTAAGTGGGTTTTTAATGATATAGAAAAAGTAATCGCTACCGTGAAAAAATGGTCTAAAGAACATCCGAGAAAAACGATTTTGCAGGATTTCTTGGAGAAGTATCCGAAAGCTGAACTGATACATAACAAATTTCCAGAAATTTGCCCTCATTCGTTGGGATATGCGACAAATAAAGAGTGCTTTTTAGATACGGACGAACAATTTGTTTCAGAAGAATGCGAAGAATGTTGGAACAGACCGTTGGAGGAGGAATGAAATAATGGCTGAAAATACACAGGTGGCAGAAAAGAAGGAATTTACAACGGCATTAAGTCGGTGGAGCAACGAAATTACAGGATTGATTGCAAAAGACTATGAGGCTTGCGGCGTGATTTTTGATGAATATTCCAGAAAATGCGCTATGGAGGCGGTCGGCAGCATTTACAATCTTGTAAAGAACGATGGAAAAGCGAACATGAATTCACTCGATACAAGCAACTTGAGGGGTATCGTTGAAAACTGCGCAGGTCTGAAATTGAACCCTTCGGCATATCCGAGAGAATGTTATTTCCAGCTTAGAAATGTAAAGCGTGGGAACGAGTTGGTAAAGGTTGTTGAAATGGGTATCGAGGGTGCAGGATATGATTCCCTTCTCTCTCATTACGGCAAGGATGTCGAACAAGTTTATCCATATTGGGTAGTCAAAGAAGGAGATACCTATATCCCACCCAAACATAAGGGTTTGGAACTGACACCGCCAGAATGGGAGGAAAAAGGATTGTCAGATAAAGCGGTTCGGGTGGTATATCCAGTAAAATTGACGGACGGCACAGTAACATATCTGACAGCTGACAGAGCAAGCGTAAAGGTCAACCTTTTGGCTCACGTTAAGCAGAATATGATGAACGCTACATTCGGTGTTTGCGAGGATAGATACAAGGCAACGCCAAAGCAGAAAGAGGAAATCAAGGCAAAGAAGGATGAAATTCTGAACGCATTGCGAGCGTGTGATACGGTTGATGATATGTTGGAATGTGAAATTGCCAGACCATTTATCAGCGGTGCGTGGCTGGACATGCCAGAGAGCATGATTCAGCGGAAAATGTGCAACAACGCCACAAGAAAGTATCCGAAAAATTATGACCAGATGGCGAGACAGGCACAGATTGAACTGGATGATGCATACCGCCAGACACAGGATGATGTTGTGGAAAGTGCAAATGCCGTTGATTTTGACGAGGAAAACATCATTGATGGAGAAATTGTACAGGAGGTGTAAGCGGTGATTATTATGAAGTTGACTATTTTTATTTGGATGATTGTTATTGTGTATTGCTGGAGAATCTTTTGGTTGTTTAGCAAAGATGAAAAAATGGGATTGCGTAGAGATTTCGACTATTATGTAGCGAAAAATAAAATCACATCAGCTGCATTTGCCGCCACCGCTTTGACGGTAGTGAGCGCAGTTTGGCTTTGGGTAAGGGGGTAAAAAATATGAGAATTATTAGTCAGAACGGAGAAGTTGATTTTCCGTATGAACAGTTTGTAGTTGCAATTGATGCCACAACCAAAACATCGATTCTTGCCTTTCCGGCAAGCGTTGCTGATGATACCTATTTCAATTTAGCTGAATATTCAACAAAAGAAAAAGCCGAAAAGGCTATGGAAGAGTTGAGGGCAGAATACGGGGGCTACAGAGTAGTGAGAGGCAAAACGTTTTATTCCGCCTTCGATTATCCCAAAGTATTTCGATTTCCGCAGGATAGCGAGGTGTGA